GTCTAATGTACCAAAGCCAGGATAACATTGTATTGTATCTATTACAGGTATATTTGATGGGCCTGTTACTTCTTTAGGCATTCTTCTTAATTGGGATATTGAAGTATCAACTTGTTTTATATAAGATTTTGCTTGAAATATATGTTTAATATTTGCTACAATATAATGTTCTTGGTTTGACTGGTCTGAAATTAAAACTCCCATTCTATTTCTAGTTTGAGCAGCAGTAGTACTAACCAATTCTCCATCGCCTGTTCTGGATAATGCTCCTGCTCCATATCTTAAAGTTTCATTAACACTAAAGTCTGTATCTCCTTCACCAGCTCCTTCAACTGATTCAATAATATCTACTAATGCATCATAAGGAGTTTGTGTTTCTCTAAAGGAATTAAATTCTACAGCATCTTGTATTGTATTACCTTTTTCAACCTGTATTGGAGACGTTGGATATTCTCTCTGGCTTTGTGGTTTGATGACTGGTTTTACCTTTGGACGAGATCGACTTGAGATAAACCTTCTAGATTTTATTTTTTTTCTACTGTATGCCATAATCTATATCACAACCTTAAATGAATAATCATTATCATATATGTTTTCAATTGAACCTGTAACTACCTTAAACATAAAACTATATCTTCTACCAGCATATAATTGGTCCATCCATAAATCTAAATAATTTCCTATGGAGTCACAACTTAGTTTTGTGCTTCCAGTGTTAAATGGTAATATTACTTCTCCAGTTTTTGAATCCTTTAAGGCATAATATGTTGTTGGTGGTAAATATTTCACAGCTAACTCTGCAGAAACTGTATCATATGTTTTAGTAGGATATTTTTCTCTACCAACCAATCTAAACCTATGCTTATTATCCTTTTTATATTTTCCAACATTATCTTTAAGATATATTATACTATTCTTATTTACATCAAACGGACTCAAAGAACCAGTGGATTCTGATGAGTCATCCCATCTAAATTCTAATCTTGGTTGATATACTGTATGAGAGTCTGTTGAATAAAATTGTAAGGTTCCATGTGGTCTTGAATTTTGTTCTTCACTATATTCGTTTGATATTGAACCGGAACGAAGCACTATGAATCCTTCATTTGGAATTGTACCATCTAGCCATCTACGTACCGTTTTACTAACATCTATAGATATATCTGTTTTTTCGTAATCAAATTTTTCTGTTGAAACATATTGTTCAGTAGAAGAAGACACATACCAAGTTGCTCCACCAGGAGTTGTTGAATATGAACCAGTAGTACCAGGAGAAAAATTGGCAGGAGTAGTTGACCATGTATTACCAAAATAGTCTTTTCCATCTCTAAATTTCCAACTAACTCCTTCTTCTTCAAAAGATATTGCTCCACCAGGAGTTATTTTTTTCTGAGTTGCTCTTCCTTGTCCCATATCCCAAGATTGAGATATTGGATAAGCTTCAATACCATACTTATAAGATAATGAAGCTGCTCGTGTAGTATATAGTTTTAAGAAAACTGAGGCTGAGGATTCTGGATGAGCTATATTGGGTATGTTTCCATCGACCATAGATTTTGATATAGATGAAAGGTCATATTTTATAAGAATTCTAGAATTATATATGTTCACCGTATTAGATGAAGATACCGTTTTTTGTATTTCTAGAATTTCATCAATTCCTGCATTGAGACTTTCGGATCTCTCATATATTGTTGCATCTTTTTTTGCTGTTATTGAATAATACATAATTATCTCCTAATAAGTGACTACTTTTCCTCTTATATCTTCTGTTGGGTATTTTACCTCCCACATTATAGGGTCTTGTGATGGATAAACTATTTTATTTTTTGTTGCGTCTATTATATCATAATAGTTTCCAGAATATCCTGAATCTGTATCCCATTTACAGTATATATTTATGTCTTGTACTGTTTGTACACCTTCAATTTTATCAATTTCTGTTGCGATGTTTGCAGCAAATATTGGTTCATTGAATTGCCAATGTAATATATTAAACATAGATTGTAGTTTTCTATTTATTTGTAATAATACACTTTTACTATTATATGATGGTAACGGTATTATTGAATAATCTATTCCAAGATTTACAACATGGCCATCCTTTATATTTATAGCATCAGTAAGCATCCTATATCTTTTTAGATAATTTCTTAAATTTTCCTTTGTTACCTCGTTTGCTTGTGTCAATTGGCCTTGATTGTTGTATGCCAGAACATATAAATTTAGGGCTAGGGGGTTTTGTACTGGTCCTCCTGAAACCTTACTAAATTGTTCATCTTGTATAATATAAGCCTTAGCAATATTTCCAAATCTTCCAGGCATAGAATAAACTCTAGATAAAAAATCTTCTCTAGTTACTGCTCTATTTTGTGCAGCATAAAAGGCCATTGCATTTTGTCTTATTTCTTCAACAGTTTCTTGTGATTTTCCACCAGTTGCTGGAGATGGATTATTAACTGCTAAAGATTTATAAACGAAATCAACTGTAGATCTAGATAGTCCATCAACATTTAATGAGAAAGATGAAGCTTGAACCTCTCTAATTTCACCGGCTCTGACGTTTGCTTTAATTCCTCCACCTACTAAATACTTGAAGGTTATTGTTGTATCTGATGGAGCGGTACCATATGCTCTAGTAAACATCGTGTTTGATGGATCCCATGCATTATCCATTGCTGATGTGTTTCCATATGGTAATTGCATTCCTATATTATTTGGATTAGGCACAATGAGTTCATCAGATACTGTTGAATTTCCAGCTCCAAAATTTATCTTTGTTTTTCCATTTGCCAATAGTTCTTGTGTAAATCTTCTTCCAGTTTTTCTTAATTTTAATAAATATGGGGTATCTTCTGCGTGGACTGCAAATTCAGGATCTATATATCTAGTGTTTTGTACTTCTTCATATACTAGATTTTGTGCAAGATAATCTACTTCATACCATTTATTTTGATCACTATCTCTAGCCTCTATTATTTCAATTATATTTTTTTCTTGCAATAGAATACTATCGTATTTTTTAGGGTTTGCAAAACTATATTTTTTATATTTTACATTACCAGATTTACAAGTGACGTTCTTTTTAATCAGGAAAGTTTCTGGATTACCATTTGCATCTATTTTATAAACTGAAATATCTGTTGGATCAGCTGAACTTGATACCCTAAAGTCAACTGGCCTTTGTGAAAAGTAATTTGTTGTTCCTGCAGAGGTTTCTAATCCTGATTGTACTTCTGGAGCATATCTCCAGTCTGGACCAGTAGTAGCACCTGAGCCATTTGCTGGTAATAATATGTATATGTCAAGTTTTGCACTTGCTGCAACTGCAGCTGGAGATTTATAACCTAATCCTTTAGCTATATCTAGTACGTTTGAACGCTCTCTTGCATGCAACAATAAACTTTCTCGTAGTTGTGTATCTATATAAAAGGATAATACATCTCCAACATAAGCAGACAGTTCAACAAACATTTGGGCTGGGGAAGCCTCATTAAAATCATTATGTATTGTTGGAAAATATGTTTGTGCAAAATTATTTAATCTATCCTTATACCCCTTAAAATCTTTTTGTAAATATTTTACATCTGTTTTTAATTTTTCAAATCCCATATTATTCGCTCCCTATTTCCAACACTATTTCTGATTCATCTATAGAATTATTTTGTAAACCAAATTTTAAGGCTACCATTATTGCATGATATCTATCAGTTAAACCGCCTTGATTCGCATCGGGTATTTTAACATCCAATGATTTTACTATAATATACGGCAACCAATCTTCTATTGCTTGTCTTACTTCACCTCCAACCTTATCCCTTAATTCTTTATTATTTGGTTCAAACAAATAATCTTGTAGATTGGTTCCAAATTTTGGATGCATTGGTCTTTCGCCTTTCCTAGTTAAAATAAGGTTTCTTAGATTAGAAAGGGCCTGATCAATAGAAAAATAACTTACTTCTCCAAACTTTCCAGTTTCTGAATTAAATGGTAAAGTGAGGCCTATTCCTGTATCTAACTCTTCATCTATTACTGGACTCGATATAAATTCTCTATTTCCATTTGCCATAATATATTATTTTTTTCTTATTGCGCAGGCAGTTTTATTTGGGTGCCAAACTACTCTATCCGTATTATTTTCAACATATTCTATTTCTTCATGGGACATATGTATTGCTGTTTTTCCCATTTTGCCGGTTTCTTTCAAAACATCTAAAGCGGTATTTATTCTATCACTACCATCTACTTTTGATGCACAACCATCTTTTCTCATACATGCTGCGATATCTTCAATTATATACCATCCTCCTGATTTTACAAGTGGGAAAAGTGAAGCAAGTGATTGTTGTATTGCACATGTCTTATGGGTACCATCATCTAAAATAAAATCAAAATCTTTTCCACACTTAGTTTCAAATTCAGCCATACCTAATGCATTATTTTCTCCAGCACCTGTTTTTACACGGGAATCTCCAAAAAAACCAGTTACGCGGTCATGTTTTGGTAATTGTTTGTAAAATTTTTCAACACAGTCAATAGCATATACTTGTGCTTCAGGAAAATATTCTAGCCATAATTTTATAGACTGTCCTTTATAGACACCAATTTCGCAAACCTTTTTATATTTGGTTCTTTTTGATTGAAATATTGAATTGTAAAAATTCAAATATCTACCTACTTTATCTGTCTTACAATCTTTATCGTTTGCTATTTGTGTCATTAAATCCATTTATTTACCTTTTTTGTTTATCACCTTCATTAGATCGCTATAATCTCTTGTTAAGGCTTTTTCTACTTCTTGAGGTACTTCTATGTGTTTTCTATCGTTTGGTATCATTTGTTGGGCTGTTGGTTTTCCACCAAATGTTTGGTCTGGAGATTGCATTCCCATTATAGCTGCTAAACCTGTCCTTCCACCACCAGCATCTGACCCCTTTAGTGTTTTGTTACCCATTGTTTTCCAAGAATCGGCTGTTTCGTTTAGTGCAGCATTTAATACTGGGTTTTTTGCAAACGATGATTTACTTGTTTCTTTTGGATTAAATAAATCTTCAGCATGACTCATAACATTTGAAAATTCAGTAGTTGTAGATGGTTTTTTAATATCCAACTCTTCATTTATGGCAGCTTTGACTTCTTCTCGGACAACTTCTCTAACTGCATCCTTTATAATTTTTACTAATATAGATTTTTTCATACTTTTTCTCCTTTGGTATAATACTATTATACGTTATATAAATATAAAGAGTATACAATTATATGTTACGACCAGGGAATCGTTACACCACTAGATACATTTACTGCTAGACCCGACATAAACCATGGGGTTGTTGTTGCTGCTAATGCTGGGCCTAATGTTCCAGAGGTTTTTGAATTAGCTAACGTTAATAGGTCGAAACCCATATATCCCATTGGTGGTACTGCTGCAAATGCTGGAAGCATTCCGGGCGCCATCGTTGCTGCAAATACACTTACACCAGCATTCATTAAAGTTTTTCCTTGGTTTGGGGTATTGTATGCCGCAATAAATAAAGCTTTCATTTGTGCTTTTCCAGCTTCAGATGTTAGTGTTGGAGGGGTTGGTATACCATATCCACTAGCAAAGGCATCTGCCCAAGCATTTGCGTGGGCAATAGCACTACTTGGTGGATCTAGTTCTATTGAATTAACCGACGTTATAAAGAGGGCTGGGTTAAACATAATAATTATAAAGTATAATTTTGTGCACTAAGTGCCTGTTTTGCATTAGTTTTAGCTTGGTTAAATGGGGATGGATCAACTAATCCTGTTGTTGGTCCTTGCGCATGTAAATGATTATGACTCATTAATGCGTCTGCTAGGGATTCCATCCATGCAACCAAAGTATCTCCTAAAACACATTTTTCTTTTGCGTCTAGTCCTAAGTATATTCCCGGACTATTTATTATAGTATCTTCTCCAGTATCTACATTAAATGTACCATTTGTCGATATACCTACAGATTTATCAGAAAATAAAAACACAGAATCTTTTCTTGCGTTAAATAATATTCTATCTGAACTTATTAGTACTTGTTTTCCAGCGTATTTATCTGGTGCTTCTGGTTTGTATGCCATTGTATTTTTCTCCTGTTATATATAAATATCAAAATATAACAATTTTTTAATCCGGATCCATTTCATTCCATTCGTCAACTGAATTTTGAAGTGAATGTCTTGCCAATTCTATTCCCCGCATTCCATCAGAAAATGAGGTCATACTTACACTACCAAAATTAAAATCTAAAAAGTCCATATAATTATCACCATCTTTTATTGGGGTTTTTGGTAGTGTTTCTAGTTGGTCATCATCAAGAATATATTCTTGCCAGCCATTGGGCATGGTACGCAACATTAGTCTTAGGCCGTCAGCCCCTACCTCAACAAATACAGTTGTTTTTTCTTGTGGGGGTGCTTCTCTTTCATGATCAGGATATTTACAATATTTATTTGGTCGACTACCATGTTCAGTACAACCACCCCAAACATATTCACTATAGTGTTTGTTATTTTTATCTTCTTGATCTATGCATGGAGGATAATGGTCGTTAATATGATTACACCTACTTCTACAACAAGAAACCTCTGGTACTTCTCCTGAACAGTAAGATTGAAGCATTTTTTCAGCATCCCAATTGTGTTTTTCCCCATATTCATCAATTCTACCAGGACAACTATTTGCATACATACAGATAACTGCAAATTGTCGCATAGTATTCCAACCCTTAGCTTTTACCTTTTTTAAACTAGATTTATATTTACTAATGAGGGCGTGATCCTGTATTTTTTTATTATAATCTGAGTGTATCATATTTCTCATACCTGTTTCCCACCAGCTATAATTTAGTTCCTTTGTATCTGCATACTCTGAAAAATGTTTTAAGAATCTAAGATTTATTTTATTAGACCCAAATTTGTCTGCATTGCTTGGTGAATAATCGTCTCGATCTATTCTTGAATATTTTGATTTTTTTGGTGCTAATCCATAACATTGTCCTTTTGATGGATCAGGTTGTGGCATATATGCATTAAAATTAAAAAATGTTTCTATTGCTGTTTTTCCATCAATCTTATAACTATCCATTGCTTCGTATAATGTTCTATGGTGATATCCAGTCCAATGTAAAATTCCTGTCCAGCATTCACCACCCTTCGGATTTGCTCCACAAACCGTTTTATTACTTCTGTCCATCCAACCTAAGTCAGTATATTTTTTAGAACCCCCACCCGCGATTATTTTAAGAGCTATTTCTACAACCTTTTTATCTGTTGCATCGCAGGTTTTATCACAATTATGTTCATTTTCTTTTTTTACTTCTTCTGAATTTGCGTCTTCAACTACAACTGGTTCAGTTATATCGTTTCCATGATTAGATTCCCCGTCCTCATCTCCCTTTCTTTTATTATCTTCCTTCTTAACATCTTCCTTCTCCTCCAATACTTCTACCTCTGTTTCTTTTACCTCTACTGTTTTAGGGTTAATTTCAAATTCGTCTTTTTTAGCAACTGTTGGGGTATTTCCATATGAATCCCAACGAAGAGTATCACCATCTAAAGCTGTTACGGCCAGAGGTATTCGTTGTGTTGAGGTTAGCATAACAACTCCATCATCATTATTTATACTTTCTAAATGATATTCTGAATCTTTTTCTGGTCTGTGGCCAGAAGAAAATATGGTTATTGGGTCGCTATCACTACCTGCTCCAGACCAATAATTTTTACTATTGGGTAATTTTTGTGTTGCACCAAATCTTAAACTATTACCAAATCTTCCTTCAATGACTTGATCTCCCTCATATCTAAATATTTTAGGTATATCTTCATGTTGAAAATATTCACCAAATCTAACAACAGATACATCTTCTCTATCCTTTGGATTTCCTGTTGCGGATGAATACTGTCCTGATGGGTTACATGCTTTTTCCTCTGAATCGTCTGATTCTGCTAATTTTATATTTGCATGGAAACTTGAAGCTGGTAATTGATTATTATTTACATCTTGCCATACATTTATAGGAGGTAGGTAATATAGTTCTCCAGCATTTTGGTCTACTTGTCCCCTGCTGCCTATTGCTTGGATCAACAATACAACCTCTCCAATTAGTGGGGGTTGATATACACCTGTTCCAAATATTGGGTGATACCATAATAGATCAGCTTCTGCAGCATTAAATTGTGTTGTTAATATTCTAGCTCTAATGGCACCAATAGTTATAGATTGAGCAGGATTAAATAGTTTATGGGTTGGATCCATAACTATATCGGTAACTTCAGCTGAGACGAAAGTTTGGTTTCCAATTGCTGTACTTACCTTCTTGGCAGCCATTGGCTTTTTAGGCTTTTTTCTCTTAAATAAATTTTTTAATCTTCCCATAATTTAATCTTCTAGAATTCCATCCTTTGGCCGGCATTATATTCTATTATTGCATTTTTAATATCCTTTATATACATGGTTAATGCAGTACCACCATGGCCGTCATTTGACGAACTAGCCAATCCTGAATCAACGTTCTGTACAACATATTCTCCTAGAGATCCAGCAACATCTTCTTCTGGATGGTTAATATTTAAGAATTTCTCATTACGAGCATTAGGTAAATTATTTTCCATTATCTTAAATCCTTGTTCATTTCCTACTTCTGTTTGTGCTTCTGTTGCTGCATTAACTGGTGGCTCTATTATTTCATTACCTTTATCTCCACTTTTATAATACCACTCCCAAACAGTTAAAGCATCTTGTCCTGAATCACCTCTTTCTTTTTGTGTTTTTGGCCAAGCATCTTTATAGTACTCTTTTTTACCGTTTCTTGTTTTATATTTGTTTGGTTTATAATTTTTATTAGCATTTCCATATGCATTGGTTGGTGAACCATATTTATATGAAGATGGTACTTCAAAGTTTGCAACAACTTTCCAAGCTACTTCAAATACGTCATTACTTGCAATTGCAGTTTTCTGTGATATGCGATATGTACTACTATTTCCCATTTCATCCCATAAATATCTTACTTGAGCCAGTATTCCAGAGTGTCCTTTATATAATGCATTCCTTAAGGCTCTATTATATTGGTTCCTATTATATTTTTCTGCTGGTATACTACCATATGGTGGGCCACCACCACCATCCCAAAATCGCAAATTACCAATTAAGATTTGTTCAAGGTCTTTTCTCCTACTACCAGTCCATTGAGCTAATCCAACGCCTCCAGACCAATTTGAATAGTCTCCTTTATAGTAATGATATTCTTTTCTCTTACCATTTCTGGTTTTTACAACAACATGATGTTTTTCATATGCACCAACACCTACCCATCCTTCTGGTAGAGGTGGAACTGCTTTGTGGTATGCATTCTTTGGGGTACCTACAACTCCGTCAGTACCTGGAGATGGTTTAACATACAATTCTAAATTGCTGCAGGCAGAAATAGGATTTCCCGCTCTTGCTAGTGGGCCCATTCCTTCATGAATTAAATTTCCAACTATTCCTGCTCCTCCAGCAGGGGTTGCTCCGAGAGATACCAATAATTGAACACAATCAGCTATTATTTTTGAATTTCCGTGCTTTTCTATGGCCTTGCCTCTATATGTTATTAGTTGTCCATTTTTTTCTGGTTGGGCATCATCAGCTAATAACTCTTCTGCTTTTTGCTCGTTTAATTCTTCTGTTGATGTATCTTTATTTTCTTCTAAATCTTCTAGTGGGCGATCTTCTTTTGTTAAATTTGTTTCGTGTTTTTTCAGTTCCTTATCATTCGTAAAATCAAAATCAAGTTGGACCTGTTTTGCATTCTCAAAAGATGTTTCATAACTATCCCATAGGGTTGATGCAAGAATAATTGGTATACTTTGGCCGTCACAGAAAAATATTACAGCATCATCATAATTTATATCTTCTAAATGGTAATCTGCTCCTGGAGGGGGTCTGTGGCCATTACTTAGTATTGCTATTGGGTCGCCATTTTCTCCAGATTTTGACCAATTATTTGGTGTATCTGCCCATGAAACTGTACTACCGAACCTTATACTTTGGCCAAATCTTCCTTCTAATATTACATCTCCTTCATATGGAAAAATCTTAGGAATTACTTCATCAATAAAATATTCACCCAAAGGAAACACTTGTTCTTCCTCGGTCTTTACATCACCATCTGCTGCAGTAGGATATACTCCTGCAGGATCACAGATAGGAGGATTCATTGCAGAATTAGCTACATCAATTTGATAACTAGAGGCAGCCATTTGGTTATTATTTGCATCTTGCCAAATATTTATTGGAGCAATATAATAAAATTCAGTTGATGTTTTTTGAGATTGGGCTCCTTTATTTGCAGCACGTACTAATAATACGTTTTCCCTTAACAATGGATATCCAGTTGAAAAATTTGGGAATAGAGGTTGATACCATTCCAATGTATCTGGTCTAGCATTAAATCTGCTTAGGGGTCGAGCCTTTATGGAACCCTGCATTAGTCCTTGCTGGGGGTTCCATTGAGGATGGTTTGCGTCTAATATAATATCCATAACCTCAGCAGAAACAATTTTTCCCTGCTGCAAAGATCTATTTGACTTACCTACTGTGGTCTGCTTAGTAAATGTTGTTTTAGAATATGATGAATTTTTTCTTGCCATGTTTATAAGCCTCTATATGTTTTTTCTGCTTGACTAATACAAACCTGATTTAATTCGTCCCAAAATTCGCCATTTGAACAGATACAATCACAATTACCATTCATCTTTCTTGGAGGATCACAACCAGCTTGATTTAGAATCTCAGCACCACTATTCAAGAAGAATCTACAGTCACATTCACCGGTATCTGTTTTCTTACCCATCATTGGTGAGAAATTATTGTCACACCTAGATTGACATTGACATGGTTCTCCAGTTCCAATTGGGGTAATGCCATCAGTTGATGGTGGGTTTGTCTTTGGTTGTGGAGTTGGAATAGGAGGGGCTTCACATGTTCCAACACCTTTTTCTGGACCATAGTCAGTTTGTTCTCTCCATTCTTTTACATAGCATGTTGCTGGTACATCTCCTGTTCCATCAAGACTTCCATCACCTCTTTGAGTTTTACCACATCCACCAAAAACAAATTCCCTATATAATTCATTGGTTTCGTCAAACCTACAGCAGCATGGTGGGTAGTGTTTGTTAACGTGTAAACACCTACTTCTACAACAAGATACCTGCTGTTCTCCAGGACCTGTTCGTGCATCCTTATCTCCTCTTGGACCATTATAGTCTTTTATCATTCCTCCACAGTAATATTTCATAAGTGCTTCTGCGTCCCATTCCAAACAGTCACCAACAGGCATACAATTTTCACCAACCATTGAATCTACCATTTTAGTAGTTCCTCGGTTAAGGACCTTTCTATTTTCATAGGTTGTTCCTTCAGACCCATACCAATTAAATGTATATAGTGGTGCACCATATGAATTAAGGAAGAACATTGCAATTGCATATTCTCGTTTGGTTTTCCAACCACCCTTTCCTTTATATGTTGCTACCTTCTTACCAAACTTAAGCCATACAGCTTTCTTTTGTGCTTTTTCAGAGTCACTACCACTTTCAACAAACCGTTTCATTGGTTTTGCCCACCAGTCATAAAGTAATTCTTTGTAGTTTGCATTTTTACAAAAATCATTTAATACATCTTCAGTAACTGTTAAAGTTTTTCCTGCATATTTACCATCATAGTAGTATCCCTTACTAGGGTCTTCGTTTGGTATGGTTACCTTGTCTGGCCAGTATTTACGGATCATACCTGTTGATTTCATACCGGCATATAATGTTGCTGTGGATCTACCTGTCCAATGTAATATACCAACCCAACATTCACCTCCACCTGAATTAAATCCTCCCTTGTCAGTTTTCCAATTTGGTCCACTTTTTCCATCATTTTTACCCATCCAACCTAAATGGTCATATTTTTTAGAACCACCACCAGCAATTGTATTAAGAACTATTTCCATACATGCATCTTCATTAAAATCTGATTCTGTTCCACATGTATGGGCATTTTTTGTTTTATTTACCTCTAATGCTTCAGTTGTTTTAATATCTTTAATATCTTTAATATCCTCAGGTGTAACTTCTACTGGTTCATCATTTTCTTCAGATATATTTGGTGGTTCAAATGGTTTTGCTGGACCTATCTTTTCTATTTCTTTATCATTCATAAAATCAAATATTCTTTCCTCTTCTGAGGCTTTTTCATATTCTACTTCATAGGAATCCCAGTTAGGATCTGTGGCTACTGCAATTTCAACAGCTTGTCCACCACATATAAACATGGTACCTGCATCGTGATTTATATCTTCTATATGAAAGTCGCTTCCTTCTGGTCTGTTGTGTCCATTACTCATTATTATTATAGGATCGCCAACAGTACCAGCGCCTGACCAATAATTTGGAGTAGCTGCACCAATATTTGTACTTCCAAATCTAATACTTTGGCCGGCTCGACCATTAAAGAAAACGTCTCCTTCATATGGTATTAGTGTTGCTATATTTGCTTCTTGAAATGTTCTACCTAATTGAGGGGTTAAATCTACTGGTTCGTTTTTTGCATCAACATTTGAGGAGTATTGTCCTGATGGATCACATGCAGTTGTATCTGTTCCTGCTTGGGATGCTAAGCCCAGATTTATATCAAAACTTGAAGCTGGTAGCTGGTTATTATTTTGGTCTTGGAAAACATTTATTGGTGGTAAATAATATTTTTCAGTGCTTCTTGTTGATTGTTCACCATCTTGTCCTATTGCATCAATTAGTAAAATTATTTCGCCAATTAAAGGATATGCAGTATAAAAATTAGCTAGTAGTGGTTGATACCATTGTAAGTCGTCCGTTTTTGCATTAAAGGATTTTAATGGGCGAGCCTTTACTGATCCGATTATAAGGTTTGTTTGGGGGCTCCAGGCAGGATGTCCTGGGTCTAATATAATATCTACAACCTCAGCAGAGGTAGCTATACCCCCTAAGGCTGTATTAGCCGCTTTAGTTGTTGACGTTGATTTACTAAACGTCGTTGTATTACTACTTGACCTTTTTCCCATCGTTGTGTACTTCTTTTTCCCATTTTACATTAGCTGTTTCTTTTACGGTGTCTAATAACTGCCTTTTTTCATCATCTGAAAGACTAAAATCTGTTCCCTCTTCAGTTGTCCTAGTCATGGCTCTTTGTACTATGCTGGCCATTTTGATTAGTTGGTCGTCATTTTTAACACCCACATCTAAATAGTCTTTTATCAATGGTACAAGTATTGTTGCATCTGTTATGTTTTTAACAAGTGGTTGCAATTGGGCAATTAAGGAAGTTATTTGTTTATCCTTTTTTTTAGAATTTGTGTGTATTTCTTTTAATAGATCCGAAAAGTTCTTTCCTTCGAATATTTCATTTTCAAACATAATTTTTCTCCGTCTTTACTATAAATATCAGAGTCAATGGAAAATAAAAAAGCCTGGAGAATAAACTCCAGGCTTCTTAATCAGTATGTATTAAAATATACTACTTTTTGACAAAAAATGACATTACTACTATCAAAACTACTAGTCCTACAAATCCACCTTGTCCAAGTGAATTTACTAGAGCAGTTAAGTTAGTAATTACATCCATTCCAAATACTGAACCACCTGTTAAGATTGTCCATAAGATTGTTACTGGTAATACTGCCATCATTACTGATAATAGTCCACCAAAGAATCCTGTTACGTATTTAATTACATTTTCCATGTTGTTTCTCCGTTTTTTAATTGTTAATACTAAGTTGAGAGAGCATCTCGGTTAATTATTTAATTACTAGAAACGGTAAGCCAACCCTAAGTTGAACGTACCCTCTCTATCTCCGTTTGCGTCTTCTTTAAGACCCATTGTGTAGTTAGGTTCTACTGCTAACCCTTTCCATACTACGAATGAATAACCTAATCCTATTGTTAAGTTGTCCATCATTTCTTCAGTTGGTGCTTGTACTGAAATATATACATCTGTATTCCAGTTATAACGACCAAAAAGGTCGTAATTTTTGTCACCTAATGAATCCTCTCCAGCTGTGATTAAACCAACTGTCCAAGTATCGTTTACCTTGTAACCAATACCCATGTTGTCGGTTAAGCTAGACATTTCCCACTCTGCGCCTTCTTCTGCTGCAGTGTAAGTTGTGACTACCATAAAATTCTGTGCTGATGCGAATATTGCTGCCATGCACAGTGCTACTGTTAAAATTGTTTTTCTCATAAATTTTCCTCTCTTTGTTTAATTTGCTTAGTTGAATGCTCTCTTCATTTAAGACTTTATTGAATAACCTTGCGCTATTCCAATAACCTTTATTTAATAACCTATTTGTTATAACCACTTATAAATATAATTCATATATTAAAAAAAGCTCCCTTCGTTAAAATGTTTATAGAGGCGGGCAAAATCATCCCGAATGACATTAACAACCTTTGTAATATGTTGTGTTTTGGTGTTAGTCATTTCTCTAATCATAATATATAGGGCTTTTTTATTAAAAATTTCTATGTTTTTTCTATCCTCGAACAATACTAATAGTGCTCGGGCGATTCTTTTATCTCGTTCCGATTTGAATGTTTTATCGACTAATTGGCTTTCGTAATACTCAGTAAACCTAGTCATGAATATATCTAATCCATCCAATCTTTCTTGTCGTGCTGTTTCAACGCCAATGTTTCTTCTAGTATCAATAACAGTTACATCAGCTTTACTAATTAGAGCCTTGTAATTTTTATTATTGTTTTGAATTAAATAATTCTTTGCTACAATACTAAAATATGAAAATGCTTTACCTTTTCCAGGTGTAAACTTTGTAAGTTTTTCTAATAAGAAGGCTATCACCTCATGTTTCACTTCAAATATTCCGCCATCAAAATAATAAAACTTAAATGTATGTATTATATTCTCAGCTAATTTATCAAACGGATATAATATAAATTCATTGTATACTTTATTTCGTAAATGTTGGTTTTTTTCTGCATTATAAGCTATAATTGCCAATTCAGTTTCATGGGTAAAGTACATTTTTTTACTTCTCGGTCGACCTCTTTTCTTCTTATTTAATGCCTTGAATTCCTCGTCCTTTCTTATTTCTTCTGCTCTAACAATTTCAATATCTATATAAAATTGCTGTACTGGACTATTAGTTTTCATCATTTGCCTTTAACTCTTCTAGTTCCTTTATATTTTTAGAAATTTCAGCAAAAATAGATCCAACATCATCATCTGTTTCAAACATTTTTTTAGAATCTATTTCTCTAATTTTAGATAAGATATCATTTAGTTTTTTACTATATTCGTCAATCCAAACTGCAGCTTCTTCATTTGCTTCTTCTAATTTTTCTGTTTTTCTAAATAGATTCCAATTAACATATATGCTAATTATAACTATTACTGCTAATATTATTTCTAAAATCAATTGCCTTCTCCAAATAAATCCTTGAACATATCTTGAGCTTGGGATGATGTTGCACCTTCAGTTGATATTTTAGGGGTTTTAGTAAATGATTTTGGGTTTTTACTAAAAGCTGTTTTTATTGTGTTGCCAGAATTCCACCTTTCATATTCTATTCTAGATGCCATGTGATCTGCATGATGTAGAACTATGGGTAAGTTATTCCATAGAGCTTTTTCTTTTCCCCATGGTTTAAGATATGCATCGTTTGCTGAATCATATACTCCATCATGAGTAAGTATTCCTATCATTTCATTTTGAGAAAAGTTAATGCCATATTCTTGTAATAGCCAAATACTCCTATGTGGGACGGTCATGTGTTGGATATTAGGATTAGGGTCATAAATCTTACCTTGATTTTTTCTATGCCATTCACTTTGGTTTGGTATATAGTATTCATTGTCCTTATCACCAACTTTTCCTAAGTCGTGGTTTAATGCACAAAACATAATTTCTTCTTTAGTATAACCAGACATATCTGCACCCATTTCAGACCATAAGTCATATAATTTTTCAGTACAGTTTATTACATTTATAACGTGATCGACGTATCCACCAATAAAACTGTTGTGAAAGTGTTCTATACCAGATGCTGGTGCCGTCATCATATTGGTACCAAGGTCATCATATAAAGTATTTAGTTTTATTAGCCTATCACCAGTAAAGTTATCACTGATTTTTGATTTTAAGTCTGACCAATTCTGGGTTATTTGTTCTTCTGTTAAATTCATATTATTCTCCGTATAAACTAAAGGTTTTTTGAGGTTCTGGTTGTTTTTCTTTTTTATCTATGGAATATACTTTTCCGTCAAAGGCAGCTAGATGATAATCCCTACAACCTGTTTCTTGATAACTCCATTCTAAACCTTCAGTTAAAGATTCAAATGATAAATCTGATCTTCCAATAGGTTTCCAATTATCGCCTGGGGGTACTCTTTCAAGTACTTGTGTTTTTTCTTCTAAATATTCCATATTAGTCAAATAAAAGTTTCATTTGTTTCTTATTTATATTTTTATCATTGTCCTGTATGTCACCAAAGGTGTCTCTAACTGTATTCTCATGATAACCTAATGCGTGAGCCATTCTGACACAAATAATCTTAAATTCTTTACAATTCATATTGTTTGGTACTTTTAATGATATTGATTTTGCTTCTTTTGTAGATCCACCTCTTTGGTAAATTAGTGTATCATAATTTTCTGAATCCATTTCCGATTTTCTCCAAGGTTTTAATTGGTAGTAATATAACCCATATAAACAGTGCAGCGGTTAGAGCAAACATTGCTACTACAAAGGCGCCAATATAGATTAAAAAGTTTGTTAGTATTTTTTTCATTATATATAATATAATAAAAATTTGTGATATAAAAAAATGTTTTTTGAATTACTTTTTATATTTCTTTAGATATGCTTCAATATCAAACACCCGTGGAAATTTACCAGTTGCAACTTTGGTGTGTAGTTTTATTTCTTTAAGTACTATTTTTTTATCTTTTTTCCATCTGATATTTACGAGTTGTTTTTTTAATTTATGCAAGTTAAGAGCTGCAGTTGTCATTAGGCCTTGTTTTTCTCGTTTTGTCATTCTTTTGGTGGGTTTTGCTTTTTTATCAACAACAGTTATTGAAAGAGTACCCTTTAATTCTGGTTGTTCTTTTCCTCTATGATATACATTTCCGTCTTTATCTACGAACTCAGCCATTAGTGTCCAACCCCTAGGTTTGTCCGATTTTGGTGCTGATGTTTCAACTGGATCTACCATTTCACTTACACAATCAGAACATGTTACTGCAGTAGTATCTTCAGTAACCATTGACATTTGGCCACACCGCTTGCATTCCATATATTTGTATAGTGCGTCTTTTCGCTGATTCCATTTATCACCGTTTCGATATTCTGTATAGTATGTTTGTTCTTCCATATAATATTAAATATAAAAATTATATAATTTTATACTTTTTTAGTATTTTTATTGCACTTTTTATATTACCACTAGCTAAATAGTCATTAAATTGTATACCAGTTTTCCACCTAGGTAGTTTTTTGCCTAGAATAGATAATTCATCAATAGTATATTTTTCACCGTATACGTCATATTTTTTAACTATTGTTTGTTCTAATTTTTCCAAATCATCAACTACTATATCTTGTGGTTCTATTTTTATTTCTTTCTTCAATTTCTTCTGGTTTTCCTTGACTCTTTTAATGAGAGATTTATTTGGTTCTGATAGAGTACTCATTGGGTAAAGTTCATTAAATTTCTTTCCCTCCGGTGCAGACATTACTACCCTATTTAGATGGTCATTTCTCCTTTCAAAATAATTTTCTTCAGGATCTTCTGGCTTCTTTATCTGAGCAAATGCCATATTTGCTGCTACTACAAGTGCTATTGCCAATGGGTCAAATACAAATATAATGAGTAATAAGAACCAGTTAACAACTTGTCCCATATCCTTACCGGTTGTTTCAGCTAGATACTTTAGTGGGCCAAGCTCTCTCTCATCTTCATTTGAGATTTCCTTTTCTAATAAGGACATATCAGTTGTTGTAATTGAATCTAATACTGCTTCTAATTTTATATTAAGATTATCTCTATCGAAAATTGTAGTTTTTAATTCTGCTTGCAGTGCTCGTCTTGTAGAACTAGATGTTGTTGTAATTACTGTTTGAGAATTTTCATCCCAATAAGATACTGATGTTGGGTTTGAAAGCGATATTCTTAGATCAGAAATTGACTTATTTATTTGAGTTTTCTCAATTGTTAAGTCTACTTTTTGCTCTTCAAATCTAATTTGTTTTTGATTGAGTATTGATAGAGATTTATCAAGTAATTCCGATTGAGTTGCAGTTGATTGATATGCTCCAGATAAAAATCCATATATACCACCTGATGTTATTATCATTAGAACAAAACAAGCAATAGCAAGATATGCCCTAAGCCATTTATTTATAGTGTCCCAATATTGATATAATAAAGATGCAACTACTAACTTTGCAAATTCTAATGATCCAGCCATTATAATTACTTCATTACTGGCACCAGCAAATAGTTTGCTTAATCCAAAGACGGAGTAAAATGCAGCAGAACCAGATACGGTTAGAGCTGACAAGGTAATTAAGAATGGGAATAATCTAGATTTCATACTAATTTGGGCGATTATTTTTTATTTCAAAAATATAACTATGGACAGATATTCCAGATGGTTTTATATCCTTTCTATATTCTCTAAGTATGTTTCCAGCAGTTTCAAATGCTAATTTAACCTTTAATACTATAGATTCATTAATGGATGATACTATTAAATTTTTGTTATACATTGCTATTGTACAACCCTGTTCTGATACACTAGTATTAAAAATAATTTCCTTTATATTTTTAGGTTTCCTTCTTGATTCGGGAATTAGATTTTCACCATTAGCTAGTTTTCTGACAAAATCATCTAATAGGGAATTTGGACAGGAGTCTATAAATTCATTAAAATATTCTACTGAATCATCAAAGAGATTGTGCTTATCTTCTTCACTAACTAAATCCCAAATTATTGTAGATATAAGTGCATCTGCTTGATTTATTTCATCTGGAGTATGTCTTGGTTCTTGCATGTCTATACCAAACATATCTAATGAAAAGCTAGGTTGTTTCTTAAATGAATTAAGATAATCCTGTATTTTCTTTGAGAACGTATAAAATGCTCTTGGTTCAGAATCACCAATAGCTTCTAAATATATAGTTATTTCATCGTGGACGGTCGACCAAAAGTTTGAGTCTGGGTCTAACACATCATCTATTTTCCAATTTTTAATCATATATATTATTCAATCATTTTAGTTAAATCCACCAACCCACCCAGCTGAACTCTTTTAGCTATCCGCGACGTCTCAGACGCAAAAACTAGAGGGTAAGAGTTCCTAATACCCTCATTCGTTTTTATTTTTTCCACTATCCACCGAAGCTTAAACGACGTGGCTTCTTTTTGCCGTTGGGTCTGGGGACTTTATTAAGCCGCCATTGCCATTTCAACATGTTCGCCTGTTATGCGTGACCTTCCTTAAATCCTTATCTCAATGTCAATATCCAAGTCATCCCCATTATATTCAATTGAATATAGTTTATCACCGAGGACCATATTATATCTAAATGAATATAGTCCGTTGAGTGGAGATGGAGGGAGTCGAACCCTCGTCCATTTGAGCAGCTAATAAAAGTACTAACGGTCATTAATAAATATCATTATAATCATTATTATTTATAATTTGAACATCTTTAATAGTTCTACACAACATAAAATCGTTTTCTCGCCGTAGAACATGATCACAGTGGTGTTCATCTCTCCAAAGCTGAAGGATCATATTGTAAGCTTGTTCGTCTGTTCTATTAATGCCATATCTTTTCGGATCACACGTACTAACATTTATTGTGCGAACAACTTGATAAGCATTATTTCCATTGTAAAATATTTTCATATAACTATTAGCCTGCGAGCCAGTTTTTATTTGTTTATGTAACCTATTTAATTGTAATTGTTTTTGGCGTACTATCTGGAGAAACAGGTACTTCTAATCTTAGAAGGCCGTTTTCCATGGATGCCGTAATTTTTGTTAAATCAAACTTAGGACTAATCTTCCATCCTAAATCAAAAGACCGTTTTGCAATACCCTTATGGATATATTCTCCTGCGTCTTGGTCTGAATCATTAGATTCGATGGTTGGTTTAGTGTATGAAACCTTTAACGTTGTTCCATCCTCTGTAGAAAGATCGATGTCTTTCTTATTTAATCCAACTGCTGCTATTTCAAATATTAAGGCTTCTTCCGTATAGATAATATCGACAGGATGGTTAATCTTCTTGTCTACATTAGTCTCAAAAGCCGAAGCTTGATCGAAAAAATTCTTAAATAATAAATCAGTTGGGAATAATCTTGTGCCGAAAGGCGTGTTTACGAGTGTTGTTGTTGTCATAATAATCTCCTTAGATAATTTTAATTTGTTAAACTTAGTTTTAACTTATAACCTACTGGCCCGCAGTACCAATTGTTATATAATATAAATATACGAGAAGGCTAGAATTAACTAGCTTTCTCAGATTTTTTTTTCGCAAACGTTTTAGCTTTTGGTTTAGGACTAGAATTATATTTTTTACCTAAATATTTTTTTCTAGGCTTTTCTGTTTTAGCCATGTGTTCTTTAATTAACTTAATAATTGTGTGTTTGTCTATTATCTGGGAATATAGATTAGATGTTTTTTTATAGTAGTATATACCTACACCTACTCCACCTATCATAATTCCTAATAATCCGCTTAAAATTGTTTCCATAATTTTTCTCTTATTTTTTATACATTTCTGATTGAACTTCCATAAACCCAATTGGGGATCCTGCAGCATTAGACGTTGTACCTAATCTTCTAGATATTTTAGCACCTTCTTTTGCGTCTATTAATGTTTCAATTAACTTATTACATTCTGAAAACGTAAGGTCAAATTGTCTCCCAGAAATACTTATCTCCCCTATTATCGGTTGATTTGCCTCTCCCATTGGACTTAATCCAGGTTTTCCTTTCCAGTAGATACTAGCCCATGTTGGGCCAAATTTTGAAGGGTTAAACTTCGTTCTCTCTGGTCTGTTGTTGTTGTAATTTTCTTTGTGTGACATATTAAAATGTTTTAATTTTTTGCTTACTCTTTAATGGATTTTCAGCTACCTCCGGTTTTATATCTTTCTTCTTTTCACTATTATAAATAAAGTTATATAAAATATAAACAAAATTTTTCAATAAAAAAAATTATTTTCAGTTTATTTTTGTAAAAGTTTAATAAATTTTTCTTCAACCTCATAAGCATAGAATTCTATATCAAATAATTCTCCATTAGATATAGACCCAACAGTATATTCTTCTTTTGCTATTTTAACTTTTTGCCATGCATCCAACATATCGTTAAAAATTTTACTTAATTTACTCATTATCCCATTCAATTCCGTCACTTATAGTAAATGACTCAGGTTTTTCAATATAGTCAGTTGGGTCGTATGTTGTCAAATCGCCTGAAACGACAATGTGATCAAGAGATTTTCTTAACTTCTGTTTATTTCTAGTATTTATTCTATTCCAATGTTCTACAGTATCTAAATTTCGCCAGGCCTCCCAACCACTATTAGCAATTGATAAATCAATATATTCTTCTCCAATTATATTTGAACCTTTCTGGCCAATATAAAATTTACCATTTGGGGTTGAGTTTAATTTTGCTCCAGGAAATCTTTTTTCTAATCTTTTTTTAGTTCTTTTGAACTTAGACATAAATGCCTCTTTTGAATTTACCATAACTATTTATTATTTATTGTTTAATCATTATAAGATGCTGCTAATTTTGTTTGCTCATTTTTTGTTAACTTATGAAACCAAGTCATAAAACCTTCCCCATCAACAGTTTTTTCAGTCATTTCTTCTGTTAATTTGTTCAAATCTTTATCATTTGAATATACTCTCTCACCTAAACCTACTTTAACATATTCTCGTTTACCATCATAGTCTCCTGATTTTCTACGGGATATATCCCCACTATCAGAATTTCTTTCATAGATGTATGGTATTTCGCCTTTCGATTTAACCCAGTCTGTGTGGTTTCTATTTCTATTGTATTGCTTTACTATCCATCCATCTGAACTCCAATCCTCAATATCACCTACTGGTTGACCAACTTCTTCACTATCTATAGGATCATACTTATCATCATCCAATTGTACAAACTCATCAGATGTAATAGCCACTTGTACATAACTACTATATGATATTTGTGGTTGGTTGGTATGGTATTCTGTTATAACACCTGTTTTAACGTCTTCTTTTTTTATCCAAATGTTTACTTTCATAATTTTTTCTTCTCCATTTTTAATTTATAGTTATCTATAATGGTCTGTATTTCTGCACATTTTTCATATTCTTCATATCTTATAAAATATTTGATAAGTTTATCACCTATACTTATTGGGTCTCTAGAACCCAATTCATTCTTCATACCATCTATTCCATGTAAAATAAATAGTTCATAGCCAGAATTCATTGCTTCTTTTTGAACACCATTAAAAAATTCGGAAAGGTCCAACAAATCATATTCTCCATTATTGTTATTAAAACTGTACATATATAAATATCTAATTTTTTACTTTACCATTAACAAACTCTCGCTGTTTTGATATTGCTTGTCGTAGTTCAGTACTATCGTCAATTTCTAAATCATCAGCTGGTTCAATATAATTTTCAAGTGGGGTAATTTTTACACTATCATTAATATTATTTTTTATCATATTTTCAGTTATAGTATATACCATATAACCTCTAGAATATACTCCTGAATTATCAGGAACGTGACACGTATACATACACTGACTATATTCGGTTGGTAGGTAGTTAACATCATTATTCCTATAGTCTGCAGTCTTTATTATACCGTCATGAACTGAACCATCATAGAATCTGAATTTTACTGATTGTCCTTCTTTATACTTAAATTTTGCTTTCTTTGCCATAATTTTATTTTTTTATATTGTTGCGAACATCTTGTTTAATGATTTTGCTAATGGAACTATTTGGTTTGTGTTGATAAATTCTGCATCTTTTCCATACATAGCTGTAAATGCATCGTTAGAGGAACCGTAACCACCACCAATAAAATAACTAAGTACTTTAATATCTCTAGCTCTCATATTATCTATCTGTTTTTTAGTATGTTTATGTGCTATCTCACCATAGTATTGAATTTCGCTGTTTTCAAAGTAAGGTTCTCCATCTGAAAAGTTTATAAAGTAGCTATCAACACCATTTGAGGAATCAACAATTTCATTTTGAATTGCTTCAAAACAAAGACCTTCAGGAGTAACACCTGGACAGCTAATATATTTGAATAGATTAGATATTTTATTTATTTTATCTTTTCTACTATCATATGCTATAAATATAGCTGGTGTATTTTTGTTTCCAATTTCCTCCGTGCTTCTATATGAAATAACTACATTTAGGTTTTGTACCATAGACGCAGCTTTTGCAATTGCAATTGTTGCTCTTTGAGCATTTCGCCATTTATCTCCACTCATTGAACCACTAGCATCAACACTAATATGAACAATTGCTGGCTTAAATCTTTCTTCAAATACTTGGCTGAATACACTTTCATAACCATAACCTAGACTTGAAACTAATCTTTTATCTATTTTACCACTATTAAGCCTGGTGTATGTTAGACTTTTTTCGTCATTTCTAATTTGTAATTTTCTACCTAATTGAGATCCTAATCTTAATCCATCATTTACATATTCTTGATTACCGCTGATTTTCCATGGGTAACTGTTCAATGTATTGTAGATATCTGCATCGATTAGTTTTTGAGTTAGATTTCTTACTATTAGACAATTTGTACCTTCTCCTGTAGGGGAATGCCAATTTTTTGCAATTCCTTTTCCAACATTTTTAGTTTCTGAACCACTATCTTGAATTGCAGTTATATTATTTTTATCTTTTTTAGATACATTAGTTTTTTTGATACTACCATTAAGTAATTCCTTTTGCTTTTCAATAGCTTTATTAAGGCTTCTTTTTTGAGAATCAGAAAGTTCAATAGTCTTAGTAGCTGTACCGCTTTGAGGAGTAGAACCTTGAGCTTTAGAACCATCGTCAGTATCATCACCATTACAATCTCCTTTAAAATTGTTTTCTAAATCGTTAATCATTTGTTCAACTTGTTCGTCTGATACAGTTGAAGATTCATCACTTTCACCTTGCTTAGTTCCAGTTGGACTAGAACATCCAGCACTTTCTCCATTGCAATCTTTATCTGTATCATTACTATCGCTATCACCTCCATCATCTTCTTGTTTTTTAGGTTCAGGAATGTTTGACTCAATAATTTTGTAAACTTCAGTAGCTACGTCTAAAGAATCAAATGTAGTTTTTAATCTATCAATATTTTTAAGGTCTAAAGCTTTCCATATTGACATTAAATCAGGAAGAGCTCTAAAGTTTCTATTAGAATTTGTAAGGTTGATTAGTCGAAACATGTAAGAGTCTAAATCAAGACTTGTTTTTTCGTTAGATTGGAGAGCTTTATCAATAATATTAGAATGAAAGTATTTGTCATACAGTGCTTCATAGTAACCTTGATAACCAGGAGCATTTTTGTAGATATAATTATCAATACGTCTATCTTCAACATAATTTAGTATTTGTCTAAGAGTAGAACCAATATGAGTATAAACTTCTCTAGTGTTTGTTTTACCAGTACTTATATATTTTTGGTGCTCATCAGACCAATCTTGTTCATAAAATTTATATTTTTCAGCTATTGTATCTAAATCAAAATTATCATCAATAAAGCTATTAAAATTATGATCTTTAAGAATATCAAAATCAGTAAGAAGACAGTGAGAACCTTCATGAAGGGCTAAACCAACAGTAGGATCGAAGTCTTTATCTTTGATATTACCAGAAATAACAACTGTTTTACCATCAGTAAAACTTTCATCTTTATTGTTATATCTTACAGGTATGTTTTCTCCAGTTACGATACGTACAAAGTTTGATATGGCTCTAAGAGTAGCTGCCATCTTTACGTAATCTTTACCAGGTTTAATTTCTTCTCCAGTTATTACATCGACGTCTGTGTCGTTATCGAAGTCGTACCAGAATGAGGAGTTAGAATAATTTTTTGACATAGTTTATTGTTTTAATTGTTATTGGTTATAGTATAAATATAATAAAAATACATGACATATAAAAATATTTCATATGACAATGTGTCTAGTTTATATGACAATGTGGCATACATATATTATTGTTTAATTGAGTAGGTTGCTCTTGCTCTATCAGTTATTAACTTATCCAATTCTCTTAATCTCTGTATCTCTTTTTGATACCAATCCCATCTTTCTTTAGTCATTTTTTATTTTTTAAGTTTATTATTTTCTTTGAATGTCTCAATTAAGCCTTCATCATGGTGATCTCTTAGCTCAATATTGTTATCTATCATAACTTTACAGATGTTTATACCTGTGTCACCTCTGAACTTAGGCGTCCATCCGGAGTCCTTTAGTCTTTGTTGCTCTTTGATGATTGATTCTAGTAGTTTACTCATAGTTGTAACGTTTTATTTATAGTATAAATATAATCATTTTATTACAATCCTGAAAATCAGGGTGATATAGTTATTAACAATTTAATTGAAGTTATTAACAATTATATATTAGTAGCCCGACGGAGAATCGAACTCCGATTACATGGATGAAAACCATGCGTCCTAACCATTAGACGACCGGGCCGGCGGCGCGCGTACTACTCATGAGGTGGCCTCGACGCGGTGGTTTCGAAATTCTCATCTAGGGGCTCTCCCGAGCTTAATTGGATATCTCTTAACTTAGCGCATTTCTCATATTCCTCAGTTTCAATGAAATAGTCAATCATTAGTTGCAAATCCTCAGTATCAGGAGCCTCATCAGGCATCGTAACAAAACTTTGATCACCTCGTCTCTCAAGTATCTCATCAAGGGTTTTCTTACCAGTCACCAATAGATAACTATTGTTGTTGGCAAGAGCGAGAAGTCTTTCGCCTTTCTCGCGTTCTATTAGTTCTTTTTCATAATCTTCCATTCTATCCACTTACTTTACCGCTAATTAAAGCTTTTTGTTTTTCTATTTCAGCATCTAGACTAGCAGCAATCTTTTCAGCCTTTTTAGTCTTTTTATCGAATGATGCATTATAAGGTATTAGTCTATCAGTTGCAGTAAGGTCGGTTGGTCTGATAGGCATATTTCCACCAGGATAACGAGGTATATCAGGGTCATCAGAGAATATTGGTGGATCTACTTGAAATCCTTCAGGAGCAGATTTTGGATAGTCTTCAATGTTTCCACTAAACTTAGACTTTGATACAATCTTTGTTGACTCTACCCTCATACCAGCAGCGTGATGATCTGAGCTTATAGGTTGTACAGTTACCTTGTTGTTCCATATATTTGTTGTTCGTAAATAACCATATTGCTCTACATCACGAAACATAGGTAGGCCTTTTTCTTGGTTGTATACAATAGTATTGTACTTGAATTTTACGAAGTCTCCGAATTTATAGCCTTGGAGAGGCTTGTTGTTTAACATTGACATAATTTTACTTTTTGGTTAATTTTGGGTTAATATTTGATTTAGCGTCTAGACGATTCATGTTGTCTAGTAATTTTTTATTTGAATTCTTGGCGGGATCGATCAAGCTACTAGTAATATAGGTGAGCATAGTCCATACAGCTGTAATACATATAATACAGACGAATAGCATGCCAAAAATCTGTATAGCTGTTAGATCGGATAGGTAGGTGGTTAGTTTGCTGTAGTCCATTGGTAGTCTTTTTTGTATTCGTTATATAGGTTATTATATTCTACTAGTATAGCTTTAGTAATAGGGTAGTTGTAATTTCTTCTACATGCTTCGATATGATTTACTACCCTAGCTCTATCATCGTTAATAGTGTTCCATAGAATGGTTTGTGTACCATCGCCCTGAATGTTTCTAAAGGTTTTTAATATAGTCTCACACAGCTTCTTAAGACCCTCTAAATGAGGGTGTACCTTGCGGTACTTGACCATATATCTACCTACTAGGCCTTTATGCATATCTCCACTGTAATGTGGTGATTCCCAATTTGGATTATATTCAATCTTTTCTAGGTATCTACCGCACTTACGTTCTGTACTACAATTCCTCCAGTTAGGTAGGTGGTGTGACATACTGTTAGCTCCACTAATATCTCTGTATTCCAGTTCGATATCTCCATGTTTAGGATAGTTAACCTTTCCTCTACTTACGTGAGGATGTACTCCATTCTCTATCTCAACCCAATCTAGTATTCTTCTTGTTATTTCGCCGTATTCCACTTTCTGTGTTCCGTTCATTTTCATATTTAATTGTTTTTTGTAATCCATTCTTTGGCTTTATCAACTATCTTCTGTACCTCTTTAGGGTCCATTCCTATAATTAGTTTCTGTAGTACAGCCTCTTTCAATCCTAGTATACCGTTTGATAATGCCTGTATCTGAGCTACAGTCACTTCTGCTGTTATACCACATATTGCTTTATTTTCGTAGTTTTCCATATCTATTTTATTATTAGTTTATGGTCTGTTAAATCTTTGTACTCTCCAACACTTTCCTCAATTCTATCAAGGGCATATTGTAATGCATTCTCTCCTTGATTGGTCTTAAAACTAGAGTATCCATCTGGTCCATCGCTTACTATCTCTACGTGACCACAATCTTGTTGTACTATTATTTCTTTTCTTACTACTGTGTTTGGTGCCATATTTAGAAACATGGTCTTTAATTCTTGTCTATTCATTATTCAATTGATTTAGTCCACTACGTGGAGTTAACACTTTATACACTCTACTTAATGTATTTAATCCGACGTGTATAATATCCCGGATTCTTTTTTTTAGCCACCTATATGGACGTGCACTGAGCGCATTGCCCGATAAAAGTTTTTTTAGGGTGAACAAACAATTATTTGATTGTTGGGCAATAGAGGGGGACATTACATCCCTACCTCCTATACCACCACTGTGTGTCCTATTGGTCATCTGCATCTTCTACGTCTTCTGTATTAAATAAGTCCTCGTCTGTATTTTCTTGTGGGATATATTTTTGTACTATTTGCTTAATAAAGGTTCTTTCACTGTCTATACCACCAGCATTATCGAATAGTGGGTATATACAGACCTCACTAGCCTCAGCAAGACTAAAGCCATCATATATTAGACTTACCATCTCTACACTACTACGAGTACTAACATGTGTACTTAATCTAGGCATCTCACTGTTTAGTTCTTTACGTGTATCAGCGACGATAGCCGCTACGGAGTCTATTTGCTTCTGATTAACTAGTGGAAATAGCATTGCTAATAACTCGCTTTCCTCTTCCATACCTAATACGTCCATTTCCACTATAATAAACCTGTCTAATAGTGCTCTATCCATAACTCTTGTTGCTGTATATTCATTACCTATATTAGCAGTCGCTACAAAGGTTACTCCTTCCGCTACTTTGATCGTTGGCGAACCGTCTGCTTCATCTAAACGTAAATACCTTTGACCCTCATCCAACACTGTCATCAATATGTTATGTGCTTCAGGGTGAGCTCTAGATATTTCATCTAATAGTATAATTGCATTGGGAGTTTGTATAGCTTTGACAAATAAAGCCTCCGAGAAGAAAGTTCCATCTTCCTTATTAAAGTGTGTATTACCTATAAGGGTAGCTCTAGGGTCTTGGGTTGCACCCAAATTAAAATAGAAATTAGGTCGCTCTAATGTATTAGTAAGTGACTTAGCAGCCATAGTCTTACCGCAACCAGCTGGACCAGTCATCATGATATTCTTACCTCTCATAGCTGATCTAATTAGGAATCTCCATTTAGTATCATTAAGAAATAATTGTTTTGGCTTAAGATCAGCTGATGTCTCTATAAACTGCATTAGCTCCACTTGTTCAGCAGGGAGCGTTACACCTTTAGGTGCTTTATTTATTTTAAGACCGTTAAGTGCTACCCAATCATCACCTTTATAGGCATTGGGTCCGGTTTCAAAATACGATATCTCAACTGTACCCATACTTAGAGTACCTTCCTTATCCATAATTTTTACTGCACGAGTACCTTCATTAAAGGCACGTGCTACTCGCTCTCTAGACGTTGTGTCTTTCGGGCATTTGTATTCGTTTCCTGCACCATCTACTAGCTTAGTAGGCGATATAGGTTTCAAATAGATCTTTTTGTCAGTGGTGAATTTTTTGCTCATTATTTATTTTTTAATTATTATTAGTTGCTTTGATTATAGTATAAATATAATCATTTTTTGTTGATCCGGAAACAGTTTGCCACATTAGTTATTAACAAACCGTCGTAAGTTATTAACAGTCTAGTAGTGAATATCCAGGATACATGCTTAATGCCATCGCCTTAGCTGATGATAAATTGGATGCTCCTACTACTGATTTACGTACCTTTCCAGGGAAGGCTGCGCATGTTAGGTATACTGTGTATAGATCTTGTACCATTGTATTATTGTTCATTTGTTATTTATTTATAGTTAAATATAATCAATTTATGCCACATAAAAAAATTCTGAGTGATTATTTTCAAAAAGTTGTTAACAATTTATGAGCATCTGTATCGCTCATTATAAGTAATCTGTGCATCTACTTTAGATTGTACTTTAGCACAAACTGAGTCATATGAAGAACCGGAATCGGCTGCTGAAACAACGTTGCCGTATATCATTTCACCATTGTTAGTGACAGTGATTAGGTTGCTGTTTGAATTCATTTTGATTGTGTACGTACCGATAGTCTTCTTCATGTGTGTATAGTTTAATTAGTTGTTATTTATAGTATAAATATAATCAATTTAATTGACATATGAAACTATTATTGATGACAATATGTCACATCTATATGACAATGTGTCAAAGTGTGGCTGATCACACATCCTGAAGATAGTCATATTTCTCACGTATCTATCCGGGCCTGTAGAGCTATCAATCGAAAGGATTATTTGCCATTAGATCACACATGGGAATGGTAGCGCTGAATCAGGATAAGCTTAGTATTACAGATAAATTAGATAGCAGCCATAGGTTAGGGTGTAGTGGGGATACGTAGGTTAGAGGGATAGATAGACACTACCAGCACCTAGGACGACAGTATCTGAGTGCACCTATGTGTGATAAAAAAGAAGCACAGGATGGTCCGTTGGATCACAGCCGTGGTGGCCGTTAAGTCAACTTTAACACTTATAGTTATATTAGTACCGAAAAGCCGGTGTCAGCCGGGGTGCAGAAAAATACCTCCTCACCACCTCACACACATTGGCATCCGACTCTATTGATACGGGTCTTTTTTATATCTTTCTGGGTGTATTATGTTACAGGGGGTGCAGGAACACTATTATGGTGACTTAATATGCCTGTCTGTACATCGCTGGCAAAGAGGTGTTTGGTATTACAGTAGGATACCGATTGCTATACCCACGATTAGACCTGTGAGGGTCATACAGGTGATAGTTATCCATATATCGGTTGTATTAGTTGGACGGTATTTACTTAACGGTGTACTACTGGCTTTACTGTACTTCTCTTTATACGTACCTATCGTAGTACCTTTACTACTATGTATACCTGTTCGGATTGTATTATCTTCTTTCATAGCTGCTATTCTTCTGTATATGGTATACCATTTATATCTGTTGGTTCATCTATTAAACTGTTCTTATTTGGTCCCAATTCACGTACCTTCCTATTCCAATTATCTTCACTGTATTCTGCGTCTTCTTTTCTGTCAAACTGGTCTAAATGCCTATCAAACTCATCTGGTGCTTTTGGTGTATTCCATGCTTCCCATCCTAACCATATCCATACTACTACAAATATTATACCTATTGCTATCCAAATTTCTGTTGTCATCGTCTTTCTCTATTCTTTATATGTTATATGGTTAATCCATAATCTTATTACTGAAAGTGCAAATAAGCATATTGAATATCCAACGTATCCTTCATCTAAAGTGATTGTACCGATTATCAACAAATATAACGGTATTTCTAATATTTTTATTGCTTTTCTCATAATTGTCCTTTTGCGGCCCACGAGGGCCTATAGGTCGACCACCGCATTTTCTCTACCGCGTGGGTTTTTTTCGCGCGCGCCGCCATTTACCTTATTCACTTTAATTTCTTCTATTAAATCTAAAGGTATCTTTTCTTCTAGCGAGTCATCATGCCCCATTATCCAATATATTTCTTTCCATAAGTTTTCTATATTTTCAAAGGTATGGTACATTACTTCCCATTTATGTTTTGGTATTTTAATTTCTACTTCGTATGTCATAATTACCAATTATGTATTATATTTGCTATTATCATTAGGCAAGTAAGAACATTTACTACTACAATAGCTGTCCTTATTACTGCTACCCTATTATCATGGTCATGTGTTCTCTCATCACTAAAGCTTCCTACTGCATATTTCCAAATTGTCCACACTTTTTTCATTAGTCTGCAGCTATTTCTATTTCGCCACTATACATATATTCTTCTATCTCGTCCATTTCTTCTTGTGAAAATTGGTCTTCTCCGTCCATCCAAATAAATTCTCTACCCTTAGGATTTTCTGAATCTCTTATTGTGAACTTCTTACCATCCCATTCACACTTACACTCTATTGTAGTATGCCACCATACTTCATCACTTGACTCTATTGTTAAGTCTTCAAATTTTGCGTATTCGTCTTCGTATTCCATTTTAGTTCATCTTCATCAATTTTTTAAGTATAATCATCAATATGAGTCCTGAACCTCCGCCACCAATGATTACCATTCCCGTTACCCGTAAGAAATTGTATGTATCATTCATTAACGGTTCTATACATAGGTAACAAAAAATTGCTGTCATAATAGTTATTGCCAACCCTGTTCCTGTTGTAAATAATTTATTTATATTTTCTTTTACTATTGCGGTTGTTGAGGTCTTTTCACAAGTTTTCATATGACTACCATCACAACTACCACCACTATCTTTTGTCTTACCACATTTACATTTTGAGGGTTTATTTATTTTCGAAAACATCGACTTACCCTCCATTCCACATTCACACGGATTATCTTCATCACAACAAGCTACATCATGAGATGCTTGCTTGGGATCTGTAGCTTTGTACTTTTCGATATCCTCCATCATTCTATTTAGTAGAGTTATGTTGGGTACCTCTGATTGAGTCGCGTCTTGTATGTAACCTCTCATCATACTTCTTAATTCCATTTCTGTCATATCATTTTTTCTTTCTTAACTGTATTAAAATCTTATTCAATAGTTCAACTATTGTGTCAAATTGGCTGTTGGTCATATCTATTGTTTATTATATTATTGAAAGGCTAAATCTATCTGCCTGTACTATTGTATCTAACACGTCTATACCTTCTACTATCTTTCCAAAGCATGTGTGTTGTCTATCTAAATGTTGTGTACCTTGTCTATTATGGCAAATAAAGAATTGTGAACTGCCTGTGTTAGGTCCTGCATGTGCCATTGAAAGTACTCCTCTATCATGAGTTTGGTTACCTCCATTTGTTTCACATTCGATCTTATATCCTGCATCTCCCATTCCTGTACCTAGCGGACAACCACCCTGTACCATGAAGTTTGGTATCACCCTATGGAAGTCCAAGCTGTCATAAAATCCTTCATTTATCAATTTTACAAAATTCGCTACTGTTTTCGGAGCATCATCTACGTATAATTCGGCAATCATGTTGCCCTTGGTTGTGTCAAAATTTACTTTCATAACTTACTATCTTCCAATTCTTCTATTTTAAGTACTACACCATCACATTCACTAAGTATTTCCTTTATAAACGATTTATCTTCCTTTGATAATTCACCATAACAACGCTTCGCTAATGCATTCTGAAGTGCTATTCTTACTGAAGTCTTACTATATTTTGGATTCCATTTTTTAACTATTTTTCGTGCCATTTATTTATCCCTTTATTTTCCGAAAGCCGAGCCCATACCAACTGAGTAGTCCCCGCTTTCTAATATTTTAACTATACCCAATTCGATTTTATTATCTTTATCAGCCTCTAACCAATCAGTACCATTCCAAAATACAATTTCAAAAGTATTTCCTGATTCAGTTGTCCTAACTGTATATTCTGTTTCTTCGTACGTCATTTTTAATTCATGTGTTATTATTGCAAATACTTGTTCATGCCAATGTACTTTTAATTTATCAAAATCCAACTGATCTATCTCTCCATATTTTCTGGTTTTGCTTTTTTACTACAATGAGGACACGTTATGTATGGTCTATCAAATATAGGTTCTATACCTTTTTTATCTTTCATTGACCATTCGCCTGTGCACTTGGTACACGTGAATAGAAATTTAGGAGTTTCTAATTTAACGTGATGAATTGATTTCAAAAACATATCCATTGACCATTTATTTAATTTATCAAACATCCGGATTAGTCCAAACCTTCTCTTCTGTTACCTTCTCTACTCCATTTTCCCATAGGATAGCCATATAGCTATTTGGATATTTAACTAATGCCGACTTCTCTATACCCTTAAACTTCCACTTAAGTCTAGACCATCCTCTCTTCTCTTCTAATGGTAACTGTGTTAATCCGTGTTTTGTATATCTATTCATATTCCTCTAACCTTATATTTGTGGCCTACTGCATGTTCATTTAATGTTGCTACATAATCCATTGCATTTTCAAGACCTTTAATTTCCATCGTCTGTGTCAAACCATTTAGTACTACAACAACTGAACCATCATCAAATTCTTTAAGTATTTGATATGATTTATCTGGTTCTTCTGTATAATTGTATTCTGTAATTAGTCCCTTGCCCATTTTTCTTATCTCTTTACCTATTTCTTAAAATAACTTCTATAAAATCCATACCAAAATATGATTAAGCCTATAGGCCATAATAAAATAAGTACAAGTCTTATTATAATGTTATATGGATCTTTCGACTGTTCCCATGGATATAGTGTTGGATATTGTTTTAGTATTGCATCTCTAACTAACTCTACAAAAAAACCAAATACAATACCTATAAATAGATAAGTTATCATATTAGTCTTTTCCATATTCGATTTCCATTTGGAAGTTCTTGTTCTTTACGTCCTCCTATCAATTTGAAATTAGAATGTAGGTATTCGTAATACTGTTTTCTTTGTCTAGCTGCAGATTCTAAATCAGGTCCACCACCATCATCTGGTTCATGCTTGATAAAATTTTCCAAAATCATACCACCTTCACTCATTTGGCTTAATAAATTATCTGCTACCTTTATAGGATCAGGAACATGTTCAAATACTTCGGTCACTATAGCTATATCTATTTTTTCTTTATATTTTGGTAACTCATTTGGCTTAATTGTTTCCTTATATAAATTAAAATTCTTATATCGTCTATCATTGAGTATTTTACCCATTCGCCAATGACCAAAATCTAAATGCTCGCAATCTACATCTGATAAAGATATTCTTATATCTGTTTCTGTTGGATTTACTATAGAATTGGCTAATGTAAATAAAAAGGGTGCAACTCCACAACCGTACTCTACAACATGCATACCACTATTAAATATATCACCAAAAACTAATAGGTGTTCATCAAGCTGATCTGCATGGCGGACACATTGTCTGAATGCGCTCCATGAGCCTTGGTCTTTATAAAATTTGAAAATTTCTTCTTCTGATTTTCGTGGTGATAGATCCCATATATCTTCGTATGTCATACCTGATACTGGTTTACATGTTTTTGAACCAGGCAGAGATGGTTTTCTTCCTGAAGTCCTTGTTCCTAGTGCTAAGGCTTCTTGTGGCGTAACATTATAATATTCACATAAGTGCATATTATACCAATTGATGTTATTCCAAATGTCATTCATTACAATACCTTACAAATATCTGATTTTTTGACTTCAACTACTTCGAAATCAACTCCACCTTCTGTCATTTCTAATGTTGTCACTGCTTCTGCATCTGTTACTGATGCTGCTTCTACTAAATATTGTTCTTTTGCTTGTTTTACGCCCTTACCTGTGTCGATTGCGATTTTTACTCTTACTTGATAATACATTTATTCTTCTCCTTGTCCTAATGCTGTTAAAAATTTATCCATTTTTTCTACTAGACCATGTACAGTTGCTTCTAGGTCAGATGAATCTAATACTTCTTCTTCTTCATTGCTTTTCATATATAGTTGATGGGTGTATTTTATACACTCTTGTTTTGATACAATTTGTTCAACTAACTTCTTACATTCTTCAATTATATTAGCAGTACCAGAACCTCCAACTGAATTGTTTAGGTAGATTTCTAATTGTGCAATAGCTTGAAGTAAATCTGCTCTAAATTGAGCGTCCAATGCTTGTGTGATTGGATTTCTTGGGTTTGTGTTCATTTTATTCTCCGTTTAATTACTTTAATAGTTTAATATAATAAATTTTTTTGACATATTAAAACTTTTTAACACTTTTTTTCCAATTTTTATTTGGTTTTTCTATATTTAATATACGTTTGTAATCTGAATAGTTTACAGTTAATTCATCTCCAGCTAGTATATTAGTTTTTGCTATAAGTTCCATACTATACATTATATCTATTGCTTCACAGTTTGAATTTTCTGAATGATTATGGAATTTACCTAATTCAGTTATTGCAATTGCCATATTATCTATAATATAGTGAGAGTCTCCTATAGATGACCCAATAGATATATCATTATTTGCATATACTCCAAAGCCTCTTCCATCATGGATATCCTTTATAGTCCAAAATCTTTCTGAGTCTTTTTGCGGCAAGTAATTATATGTAAGGTGTACCTTTTTCATATTACCATGATATTATATTTTTTATTGCTGGGGTTCTAAGTTCTTCATCAAAATATGTTGCACCTCTTCTAGGTGTGCCGTCCTTTTTTAATTTATCTGGTTTTTCTACCAACCTTATTCCACAATCTTTGTAATGCTGCATATCAAATAAGTCTTGTATATTATATTTTTTTCCACCTCTTTGTGATACACCTAAACGATTATTCTCTTTTGGAGATACCTCGATAGTTGTGAGTAAAAATGGTAATTCTTTACAGATATCATCCCAATCTTTAGATCCTTCATCAAATACTTTTATTAGATATTCTGATATCCTATTGCAAGAATAAACATGATCACTTGTCCACATGGGTCTCAATCCTTTATGATCTCTATCTTGTCTTCTTTTCAATGCCTCTTCTGACATTAGTTTTAATGGAAAACCTGAATGGCTGAATCTGTATACACAGCTACCTATAAAACCTTTTCGTTGTTTGTGGGAATGTTGGCTTGGCCCTTGTTCTAAGAATACTCTTAAACTATTTAACCATTCCATTTTTCTGCTTGTTGTTGCAAAATCTCTTATGTCCATATAACCGTTTTGTTTAATAATATGATAACCATGATTGGGCGGTGGGATTCGAACCCACAGTTTTTCACAAACTGATTTGTAAGGTAAAAACTTAAAAAGCCTTTGGTCAAGTCTAGCTTGCTTTTAGACCTGGGAAAGATATAATCTTATCCTTTTCTGTCACTTTTGGCGATGTTACTACCAGAGTGATGGCATTTACCATGGGGAGGGTCGAGTTTAATATACTCTACTACTCTAAAGAATAACGTTAATTATTTCTACCCGATTCTGCTACACCCAATCATTTAAGTGGTTATCATATATAAATATCATTTTATTAGCAATTTCTTTCATTTTCGTAAACATGCTTTAATACTGGAAACCTTAAACTATATTCTCCATCTTTATTCTTACTTTCTTCAAAATATTGTATTGTCACTGTTTTTCCCATTAATAATTCAGGATTTTTGAAGTATTTTTTTCTTTCATCCATTGAGAAGCCAGAACCAACACCAACAGTATTTCCTTTATGTTCTATTGTTATATTACTCACCATCTCTTCTTCTACTTCTACTCCTTCTTTAATGTACCGCATATCACCGAATTCTATACCTTTAACTATATATTCTTCATCATAGAATTTTTTAACCTTTAACAAATCTTTACTTCTTTTACCAACATAAGATACATTTTTTCTTAACATTAGGCCTTCCCAACCATTTGCTGAGGCCTGATCAAATAATACTTGAAATGAATCTGAATTTGTGATAAGTAGTTGTTCTAATACCTTTAAGTGTTTGATATCTTCGCCTTCATATGAGGTTCTATCAAGTGCTCCTCTTAAAAATGTTAATCTCATTCCTAATTCTGTTACTCCTTCTTGATTGTTAAATTCATCAAGTGTAAGAAAATCAAATACTTGTAGTAACGGATTTTCTATTGTATGGTTTTTTCTATTTATTTCCTTCATAACTGATTGGAAGTCTTCATTACCATCTTCATCGACAATACATAATTCTCCGTCAAGTACTACTCCACTAAGTTGTAATTTTTGAAGGTCTTTTTTAACATTGTCAAGTGTTAGAAATTCGTTACCACCCCTAGAATAAAATTTGATGTCTCCATCTTCATCTATCATAGCAAGACATCTGACGCCATCAAGTTTTCTACTACATAGCCACATATCTTCTTCAAAATCTGCCATACCTGGTTTATAGGTGTCTGCAAGAGCTACCTTAAATACTGGAATAGTATTAGGAAATACCTTATTGATTAAAGAAGTAGATACTCTGCATTTCATATCTCTATCTAGTATCTTCCATATTAAATCTTCATATTCTGGATAATTTTGTACAAATCCATTTACATAAGATATTGCCTCATGGCCGGTCCAAACCCTATTATCAAGATTATCTAGCATGCAAAATAGGCTTCCAAGATAATGTTTATGACATAATTCATTCTTTTTCTTACAGTTAGAACTAGTCACATAATATTTTTTGTAATCTGAATAGATATATTCCATCAAAGTAAGTAATTCGGGGTATGCACTACCCCACTTATGTAGTATATCTTTTTTATTGTTATTAGACGTTGTAGATGATAGTTCTGTAACCATCAATCCAAATCGTTTTAGTAAGTCTTCTGTATCCATATTTTATTTTATTATTTTTAGCATATCGGTCATATTTCTTATTGTTTCTACTACATAAGGCCAATCCATTCCGTCTTTACCAAACCACATCCATTCACCTTCAAAATCAGGTTGGCCTCTAAATCTAGTATCATCAATGAGTATATCACCCTTGAGTAAATCTTTTCTATGGGTCAATACCATTTTCTTTTTAAGTGTTGGTAAGTGTTTTTCAACCCAATTTCTTTTTTGACCCCAAGCATCTGGATGGTTCCAGGGTGGAGTTGTTGCGATGAATAAATCATGACCCATATCAGTTAGTTTTTGTACAGCTTCAATGGCTCCAGTCATAGGTTCAAACTTAGAAAAATCTAATTCTAAATCTGGTCTAAAACCTTTCTTTCCAAAATCTGGGTGGTTTTCTTTTGCCTTTTCAAAGTTGCAAAGAACTCCATCCATATCTATATATATTCGTAATTTTGTCATAGTATTAGTTGTTTTTATTTATAGTTAAATATAATCATTTTTTATTGAACCGGAAAATCAGGGGTGATTATTTTCAAAAAGTTATTAACAATTATGAATTGATTATCATAGAAGCTTCTGTGTATCTATATACCTGAGTACCAATAGACTCTAAAAAATCTATTTGGTTTGTTTTTCTTTTATGCATGGTATCATGTATAATATACCAACCTGTTTTGTGTCCTGCTATTACGTATACTGAATCTCCATAATTAAGGCAACCTCCTCCTGATACTAATAAGTCTCTAGAAACTGCAATCCAGTTCCAACTAGATACTTTATATGGGTCTATGATGCTGCCGTCGGCTGTTATCAATGGAGATGAGTCACATTGTCCTTCTACTGGATGATACATGGTTGCTCTAACACCAAGAGTATCTTCTCCTTGGGTTGTTCCTGTCCAATCTATCGCTTCCTTATCCATTAATTGACAATCATGTTCTTCTATAGAATCTATGTCTATAAAGTCTTCTGAATTAAATTCTAGTGTATCTTCCCAAACATCTGGGGTATAATAATTGTGGGGAATGCCTTGTGTTGGTTGTTTAGGTTCTGGGGTCAAATAGGCAAATAATAATACAAATGCTATTGTAAATCCCATAAATGCTACTGTTCCGTAATATTTTTTCATAATTTATTTTCTTTTAATATCTTCTTACTTTTTCTTTGCTTCTATCATGTTTTGATAATAGCTCTACTGCTACCTCGAGGGTAATCTTTTTTTGAGAATATAATCTCCAAATCAATTTTGTCATATTATTTATTTATTTAATTTTCCCATACTACTTCTTGTCTTTTTTGTGTATGTAATATCTTGCCATTTTTCTTTGCAAAATATAATTCACCTAATTTAACTAAACATGTATCTCCTTTTAATAGATACCGTCTATCTGTTCCATCATAACCCCAACTTGAAAATGCAGAACAATAATATCCTCTATTATTTCTACCATACGTCATGCCTGGGTTGTTGTGTTCATAAATGAACTTCTGAATTTCTGTAAATCTAGCTCCATATTTGCCTTGTCTGGATACAAAATCTACTATTAAATCTTTTTTTGTCATTCTTTTTATTTTTTATTTATAACCTGTTTAATGTGTTTACATTTACCGTCTTTTACCCTTCTAAATCCTATACAATTACATTCATATGAACCTGAATCATTTAGTTTTACAGTATAGTCATTTCCAGTACTTCCTTGTATTGACCATTGATTTTCAATAATTTTAGGTTTATGTTCTATTAAACCATCTTCAATTACTTTTTTTATAAAATTTGATTCAAATACCATTAGCTATATTCGTTAGCCATTTGGATATCTAAGTCTATTGAAGAAGGAACCTCAATATCTTTATTTTCTGGATTCTTAAACCATCTACCACGCTCTGTATCGAAGGTATGTGTATCTTTTTGTTCCATCCATTTATCTTCGTTATAAGATGCATCATGATGATTTGGACCACTTGGACCATTAGGTCTTAGATTATGCATTTTTGTTTTGTACGTATCAATTTGTGTAGCACAGTTGATACTACCTTTATAACCGATGATTGAATCTTTGTCGTAGAATCTAGCATCTTTCCAATTTTCTTCAACTTGAGTCCAAGTTGTAATTTTTCTAGCATTACAAATATCCTTTAAGCTATAAGAATAGTTTAGCGGTAAATCTGTATATTCATCTCTAGCTGAGGTTGAAAGACCATCACAACTTAACAGTGCAATAAAGCTTTGTTCTGATATTGTTGTTTTTGAACCTTTAGCTACCATTAATTCTCCTAGTAATGGAGAACCATCTGCATTTGTAGCTGTTGAACCTTGAGTTGCAGTTGGGTCTACGTAACCATCATGGTCAAGATATACTACTGCGAAGATATCTTTGTTAAACGTGAGTTCGAATTGAATTTTTTCTTTTGACATACTTTTTATTTTTTAGTTAGTTATTAGTTGTTTATTTATAGTTAAATATAATCATTTTTTATTGAACCGGAAAATCAGGGGTGATTATTTTGAAAAAGTTATTAACAATTTTCTTCCATAATCTTTTTTTAATTAAACAAATATATCTAAATCTTCATTCTCCAAGTCAGTAATGAATTGCAGTATCATATCTTCATTATCTCCTTCTCCAAATACTTTAGTGTTTACTTCCTCATTAGTTTCTTTATCTACTCCCATGATTAAAACTGATCCAAATTTTTTGAAGTTAAACAGTAATTGTGTTTTTTGATGTTCTCCCATTTTAGTTTTTTTATATATTATTTATTGATAAGTTAGTTGATTCTTCTTCCATAATCTGTATGTTGGTCATATATGATAAAGCTTCTTGAGGAGTGTATTCTAAATTTTGAGGATTGTTTTGTCTTTGTACTTCCGTATAGATTACTACTTCTTGGTACACATCAACGTCTGAAGCTTTAAGTAAAGTGCCTTGTTCATCTAAATGAGATTTGAACATCAGTACTTCTCCAGCTTGTACTAGGTCTGTTAACTCCTTTTTGGTTAGCTTAAAGAAGTCTTCAGTAATTGTGTGAATGTGGTATTCAGTTACTGAATGTGATTGAGCTGATCTTGCTTGTAAATTTAATTTTGGCATTTTTTAATTTTTTTTAGTTAGTTATTTGCTGTTATTTATAGTATAAATATAATCAATTTTTAT